ATGAATACAGAGTTCCGTATTAAATGGCCGCGTGGCGAAATGGGGAGCTTGCCAGCTGATAGCGAACAGTTTATGATGATCGAACATTTGTCTAGTGAATTAGAAAAGTTGGCAGAAAATATAGAATCAGGTAATGCGCCACATGACCAGCAGCAGAAGCTAGTCTTAGAGTTTTATGATAGGCGATTGACAAAAATTGAAGACAATATTGAAAAGTTGGTGAATCAAGAATGATAGAGATGACTTTTGTTTTGCTACTTATGATAGGTGAAGAGCGAGTTGAATACACGCCTTATAAAAATTTGTCTGAGTGCCTGAACATACGTCGTAAGATAAAACGGAATGTCGGACATACTACAGACTTTGACAAGAAGTGGTCATGTAAGCAACTAAAAGTGAGACTTGAGGCTGGAGAGATTTTAGAAATCTTGGAGGACGAATGATACAAGCATTAATTGGACCAATCGCTAATTTAGCTGGCTCTTTTATGGAGTCTAAAATAGAGCAGACTAAAGCCAAAGGTAGAGTCGCTCAGGCTAAAGCAGAAGCAGAAGCAGAAGTTATGAAAGTAGCTGCCACTCACGAAGCTGGGTGGGAGAAGATTATGGCACAAGCTAGTGATAACAGCTGGAAAGATGAAGCATGGACAATACTGTTCATTATCATTATAGCTATGTGTTTTATTCCGTTTACACAGCCCTATGTTGATGCAGGATTTGCAGCATTATCTCGTACCCCTGAATGGTTTCAGTGGGCTATGTATGCCTCAATTGGTGCATCCTTCGGTATTCGTGGTATTAAAGGATTTAAAAAATGAATAAAGATAAAATTAGAGAAGAAATAGCCGAAGATGAGGGATGTAAATATGAAATCTATTTAGATCACCTCGGTCTTCCAACCTGTGGTATCGGACATCTTATTACCGAAAACGATGAGGAGCATGGTAAACCTGTAGGCACTGTTGTCGAACAAGATCGTGTACAAAATCTTTTTGCTTTAGATATGGCAGTAACTCTTGACGAGTGCAAAGTGTTATATCCAGACTTTGATGATTTACCAGAAGAAGCTCAACATATTATTTGTAATATGATGTTTAATATGGGCAGACCTAGACTTAGCAAATTTAAAGGTATGAAAGCTGGTGTCGATGCTCGCGATTGGGATAAGGCCGCAGATGAAATGGTGGACTCACGTTGGTATACGCAAGTCCCCAATAGAGCTAGGCGGCTGGTGGATCGTATGAGGGCTTTGGCTGAATAGTCAACTCGTACCCCATTGTTTCTAATACTTTATTGAAGTTAGACAAGGTCGGCTGTCTTTGTCTAGCTTCCCAAGTATATACAGTAATTACACTAACTCCTGTATCGTCAGTAACTTGTTTTTGACTTAATCCAGACTTTTTTCTTATCGTTTTAAATTCATCAATTAAATCAGCCATTTTTTCCAATCTTCTCCAAGAACTTGTGTTGCTATATTTATCTTTTTACGCAAAGCAGTAACAATCTTTTCGTCTACTGTTTTTTCAGCAACTAGATCAATATATGTCACAGACGAAGTTTGTCCTATCCTGTGCGCTCTATCCTCGGATTGCAACCTTACTTCAAGATCATAATTATTACTATAATAAATTACAGTATTTGCTGCAGTAAGCGTGAGACCATATCCACCAGTTCTAGGCTGTCCTACAAAGAATTTTAAACTATCGTCTTCTTGGAATCTGTTTACTATGTCTTGTCTCTCTTCTCCAGGAGTGTCTCCAAAGTAAGACGCTACAGCTTCAGAACCATAGACCTTTGCTATTTCACTTTCTATCTGCATTATATCGTGTCTATAGTTAGCCCAGATAATCGCTTTACCATTAACCTCTTCAAGAATAGACATGAGTTCAGATAATCTATTATTCTTTATTTCTATAGTTAGTCCGTCATCTGTATTAACAAACCCACAACTAACTTGATGCAGTCTTAATAATTGTGTAATAACGGCATTAGCAGATACCATCTCCAGCCCATCTAAAATAGCAACTGCTGTTTTCTTTAGCTGATTGTATATTTTCTTTTGTTCGGGCGTTAATTCTATAGACCTCTTAATATAATTTTTGTCAGGTAGATCTAAGCATTCATCTTTCGTAACTCTGTACGAAAAAGGTTGTATTGATTGTGTTAGTTCGTCCAAGTTTCTAAATCCTAATATCTGTTGATAACTATGCGACCCTGTCGTTCTTCTGACCATGTCAGCGTATCTACTACAAAAAGCGTAATACGATCTAAACCCTAAAAGCTCTTCATCTAAAAACAAGAACTGAGAGTATAGATCTAACGGAGATTTAGTTATCGGAGAACCTGTTAATATTCTTTTATACTTAGCAAGTTTAGAAACTCGTACTGCGGCCTTGGTTCTTTTGGCCTTGTGGTTTTTAATAACTGTAGATTCATCTATTGCAACCAAAGTTTTACCTTGGTGACTTTTAATAAACTTACTTGCAACCTCTTCTGCTTTGCCAACTGACAACGCTTCTATATTCATTACGAGAACATGAAGATCGAAGTTTGGCGACCATATAGCTCTTATAGAGTCTTTATGAGCTACAGTAAGAGGAGACGCCCAGTATGCTGTATTACACTCTATATGGTCAGGCATATGAGCTGGGATCTCTTTACCAACCCAGTTTTTGTAAACTCCTTTGGGAGCGAATATAACAGCTGAATCTATTTTACCAGAATCATAAAGAGCTGATATAGTGTCTATCAACACTTTCGATTTACCTGTGCCCATGTCCATCAATAAGGCGTATTCTTCTTTTTGCCAAGAAGCCTCTAAAGCCTGTAATTGATGTTCATAGGGTTTCGTCTTAAATTTAAAACTACCCATTACTTTCTCCTAGCTTTCTACAGTTAGTTATACTAAAGTATGCGAGCTTGGTAAAGCTAAGAAAGGAAGAAAGTAATGAACTATTCTCGTAGCGAGGCACTATATAATCACCGCATGGCAGGACGTATTCGTAGGTTACATATAAAACCTATGAATGGAGATGAGCAAAATATAGCAGCTCATAGTTGGGGCGTAGCCATGATTTTATTAGACCTTTTTCCAGCGGTATCTAGAAGTTGTTTAATATATGCACTTCGTCATGATGTTCCAGAAATAGTTACAGGTGATATTCCTGCTAATGTAAAATGGGAGCATCCTGGTCTTCAAAATACTTTAGAATTTATAGAGGAAGGGTTTTTAAATAAAATGGGTTGGCCTACGGAAAGTAAAAAACACGGAGTTCTGCATTTAGCAGGGTCAGAAAATTGGCATAACGAAAGACTTTATATAAGAATAGCGGATCGTGTAGAGCTTTTATTTTATTGTTTAGAACAAATTTACATGGGTAATTTGTTATTGATGGATGTTTTTAAAAATGCTCGTGATAAATTAAAAGATCATTTAGAGCTGATCGATCCTTCACAATCAATGGATGTGCATAAATATATAAAAGGCTATAGTGATTTTCTAGCAGAAAAGTTTCCTAAAGATCATCCAGTGCCTCGCGACGTCTTATCTATCTCATAATGTCATAACTAATCTCATAGGATAGTTTAGTAATGTTTCCAAAGACTTGTATACTAAATTATGACATTATGAGATTATGACGAGCTTTTACAGTAAATTAAACTTTAAAACCTGTACAGATATATATAGGGTTAAATAAAAGGAAGAAAGAAGAATGAGTCACGTTTACGTTATACAAGATTTCGGGACTTGGAACCTGACCCCAGCGATGGAGTTCGGTAAAATAAAAGTCTTACTGCCAGCACGACGGCAGATTATTTTTAGTTCAGCTCCAACAGTAAATAGGTTGAGGCAAGAGCTACGAGAAATTACCAACGATGACTACTTGTTATTGTCTGGTGATCCAGCGGCTATAGGGGTCGCATCCGCTATCGTTTCAGAATATCTGAATGGTAAATTAAATCTACTAAAGTGGGATAAACAAGAAAGGTTATATTATCCCATCAATATTAATCTTAAAAACTATGGAGACATAGATGAGTGATTATCTTGACGATATCCTCGGGAGCGAGGAATTAAATACTCTCAACGTCGAGACAAACGATGCAGATATGCGTCGCATTGTTGATCTGGCAAATAAACAGATAAATCTAGAGCAAGAGGTTGTTGGCTTAGAGCAACAGCTTAAAAATAAAAAGGAAGAATTACGCAATGTAAAAGAGCATGATCTTCCCGATGCTTTTGCAGAGGTTGGTTTATCCGAAATAAAGCTACAAGACGGATCGAGAGTAAAAGTAGAACCATTTGTGAACGCACACATCAGTAAAGCTAATACCGAAAAAGCTCATGCGTGGCTTGAGGATAATGGCTTTGGTGATTTAATCGACAAAGAGCTAAATGCTAAGTTTGGTAGGACAGACGCGGAACTTGAAAAGTTCCAAAGGATGTTTAGTCACCTAGAAGAAAATGGGTGCAAACTTACCACCAAAGAAGCGGTGCATCATATGCGATTAAAAGCGTTTGCAAAAGAACAACTCGAAAAAGGAACAGATGTTCCTGTTGACTTATTCGGTTTGTACACTGGATTAAAAACCACTATTGCCAAAAAGTAGGAGGATACAATGGCTCAAAAAACTTCAGAACTTGCTGTAAAAGCAGAAGGTGGATCAATAGCTGTAATATCAGATGATCTATTAGAATTTGGAACAGGACTAGAACATGTCACGTCTGACGACACTACTATTCCTTATCTTCGTGTTCTTCAAGCGTTAAGCCCAGAATTAAATAAAAATGATGGTAAACATATTCAAGGTGCTGAACAGGGTAACTTGTTAAATACAGGACTTGGCGATGTATATGATGGTGACGTAGGAGCGTTAGTTGTTCCTTGTTATTATGAAAAAAGATATGTCGAATGGATTCCACGTGAAAAAGGCGGCGGTAAAGTAGAAGATCATAAAAGTCGCGATATCTTGACTAAGTGTACCAAAAACGATAGAGGCCAGTTCGTATTAGAAAATGGAAACGAAGTAATAGAAACTGCATACTTTTATGTCATGCTTTGTTCCGAGGACGAGTCTCAATGGTCTACAGCAGTGATAAGTATGTCCTCTAGCCAGTTAGCGAAGGCTAGAAAATGGATAATGCAGTTACAAGCACGTAGGGTACAAAATAGCGCAGGCAATATGGTCGAGGCTCCAATGTTTGCGTTTAAATATCGTGTGAAATCGGTAGCCGAACAGAATGATCGTGGTTCTTGGTATGGATATTCTATCGGTTTAGAAGGACCAACTACAAACGTCGAAATCATGAAAGAGGGGCAAAAACTCCTGAAGATGATTAAAGGCGGTGAGGTTTCTATTAAAGAAGAAACCAAAAGCGATGAGCTGAATGACGACGTGCCTTTCTAGGGTAATTAACATTTTAGGGCAGGGGAAACTCTGCCCTAATTACCCGACTAGAAAGGAATTAGAATGTCAGCGGTATCCCACTTTGCAGAATTATTTGCAGGTCTCAGATTAGCTTATGGTAGCTATAGACCTAATGAAGATAATGGTCCAGGAAAACAAAAAGGACAATATCGTGTCGTATCTGAAGAAATAGATGACGACCGACTTATTGAATTATGGAAAAATCATTTAGAAGGTAAAGAGTCGTTAGGCATAGTTCCTATATGCGAGGATAATACTTGTGTATGGGGTGCAATAGATATTGATGATTATCCTCTTAATCTCGCAGAGCTTTCTGATCGTTTAATAAAACGAGGCGAAATGCCTTTTGTAATCGCTCGCTCTAAATCTGGGGGAGCGCATGTATTTTGTTTTGTATTAGAGCCTGTACCAGCCTCACTTATGCAGTCTAAACTTAAAGAGATTGCAGCATCGTTTGGTTATGGAACGGCTGAGATTTTTCCTAAACAAGTTAAATTATTATTAGAAAAAGGTGATAGAGGTAATATCCTCAATATGCCTTACTTCGGCGGTAAATCATCTACTCGGTATGCACATAATGACAAAGGCGAGGGTATCCTTGATCTTGAAGAGTTTTTAAAATATGCAAACGATAAAAAGATAACGAAGCGTGAATTAGAAAACCTTGCCCCTCCGTCCATTGTTAATGCAGAAGATAATCCTGATTTAGCTGGTGCGCCGCCTTGTTTAAAAGTCCTTTGTTCTATGGGCTTTCCCGAAGGCACTCGTAATAATGGTTTATTTGATCTCGGTGTATATTTGAGAAAGAAGCACCAAGATGATTGGGATCGCAAGGTAGAAGAATTTAACTTTAAATATATGAAGCCACCGCTTGGTGCTCAAGAAGTATTAACAGTGATAAAGGCACTAGGTAATAAAGATTATCAATATAAATGTAATGATCAACCTATTGCAGCTTTTTGTAATGCAGCGGTTTGTAGAACATGTGAGTATGGCGTAGGTGCTTCAGGTGGACTACCTCAGTTTGGTAATCTTCAAAAGCAGGATTCATCACCCCCTATATGGTTTTTAGATGTAGAGGGGCAACGTATAGAGCTTACGACAGAAGAATTACAAAACCAAACTAAGTTTCAGCGTAGGTGTATGGACGCTATAAACACCATGCCGCCTACCCAGCGTCAAAATAATTGGCGAACAACAATACAACAACTTTTAGATAGTGTTTCAATAATAGAAGTTCCTCAAGACGTATCGGTACAAGGCCAGTTCATGGAACTATTAGAAGCCTTTTGTACAGAGCGAGCGCAAGCTCAAAATAGAGATGAGATACTTTTGGGTAAGCCTTGGACTGAAGAAGGTAAAACATATTTTAGATTAAAAGACCTATTAGATTATTTTAATAGACAGCAGTTTAGAGAGTATGGACGTAATCACATAGCCGCAAGGCTTCGTGAGATAGGGGGCAGTCACCACTTCTTTCACATAAAAGGCAAAGGTATAACTGTTTGGTTTATACCCGAGTTCTCCTTACAGCAGGGTAATTATGATCTGCCTGATATGAAAGAGGAGCCATTTTAATGCAAGACCCTAGCACATGGTCGATTATCCTTGGTCCTCCTGGAACAGGTAAAACAACAACGATTCTTAACCTTATCGAAATGGAGATGGAACAAGGTACACCTCCTGATCGAATAGGATATTTTGCATTTACTAAGAAAGCCTCAAGAGAAGGTAGAGAAAGAACAATTACAAGATTTGGTTTAGACGGAAAAGAATTACCAAATTTTAGAACGCTACATTCACTTTGTTATAGGATGTTAGGTCTTTCTCGCCAAGGGGTTATGAACAGCTCTAGGTATAGAGAGTTCAGCGATATTATGGGTATGCGTTTAACTGG